AACGAAGGATTCAAGAAAGCCCGTGATGCCGTGCGCAAGGTTGAAGCTGACGCGCTGGCGCAAGCTCGCAAGGAGTCCGATCAGTGGGCAAAGGCTGAAACGGCCAAGATTCCAACAGAGAAAGACCGTCAAATGATGGCGCTTCGCACGCTGGATGCCATCCTCTCCGCGTTCGACCCAATCATTCGCGAGAAAGTGGGCGGGTTCGTGAAGCTCGCCGAACACAATAGCGACGCCGCACGGGAAAAGGAAATCATCCGCCGACTCGCCAAGTTGGAAGAGGTGATCGAGGAGGAGGCTAAAAAGCACTATGCCGCGAAGATTGGCAAGATGCTGGATCGCTACAAGTCGCAGAAAGACAGCTCGGGCCGCATCTCCGGCAAGCTTATCAGCACGGCAACGGAGCAGGTGGACTATGCCGCCACCGTGGCAGACTTGGACGTATCCGCGCAGGCTGAGAAAGGTGACGCTCTCGAATCTCTGATTGAGAAATCGGATGACGCCGATGTCGTCCAGGATGCACTGAACAAGCTCGGCATCCTGCGCATGTTCGAGACGATGGACCTGAAAGACTCCCTCGCTTTGGAGTCTGCGGCTGACTGGCTGGAAACGACCATTGCAGACGGCAAGCTCGGCAAGAAGATCGTGGACGAAGCTCGAAAGGAGTTCTTGGACGACATGCGCGAGCAGGCTCAAGAGCAGGTTCTCGACGGCAAGGCGCTGAACATCGACGACGCGAATAACCTCACGAACGTCAACCGCGCTCCGATGCTGGCGATGGTTCAGCGTCTACGCGGGATGATGTCGGAGGCACTATGGACGACCGCGCAACGGCTGGAGATCATCTTTGGTGAAGGCTCGAAAGCGTCTGAATACTTCGCAGGGATGGCGGTGGCAGCAGCGAACAAGAGCAACGACATCAAGCGCGCAGTCTCCGCGCAGCAACGGGAAATCCTCGGCGTAATCTTCGGCAGTGACAGCAAGTTCACGCACGCGAAGGGAATCGCGAAGTTACAGAAGCCGCGATATTCCGGCGTGATGGTCCGCCGTCCTGTCACGAAGGATGTCACCTTGGATATGGAGACGCTGACAAAGCTCGCCGATGGCACCATGACACCGGACACAGCAGGCATCCGTGAGGATGAGCTACAGACGGCGATGGATGAATGGGCAGCGAGTGACCGCAAGCGCAGCGTCACGATCACGCAAGTGGTCAACGTGGGCACGGAAACCGACCGCTATATGTCGGAGCTTCAAGGCATCCAATGGCGGCTATGGTGGAATCAGGCCGACTCGAAAAAACAGATGGAGCGCGATGGGTGGAGTGATGAATCTATCAAGCAACTCGACGCCTTCCTTTCCGATGAAGCGAAGGCACTCGGCATGTGGATTTCTGACAGCTACGGCGAAGCGGCCAAGATGATTGATCCGGTTTACCGCCGACTCTTCAACGCACCATTGCCACGCATCAAAGGCTACGCGCCAATCTATCGCATGACGCTGAGCACTTCGGCGGATGTGATGGACCTCGGCAACTCCGACATGAACAGCGGCCTTGCGGCTGGCTTTACAAAGTCGCGTGTCAATACTACCGCGCCATTGTTGGAGATCGACGCCCTCGCCGCGTTCCTCTCGCATTGGGAAAACGTCTCGCATTGGGTTTCACATGCTGAACTCATGCGGGATATGAAGGCCATCTTGCTCGATAAGAACGTCTCGACGGCCATCCGGCAGAAGAAGGGCGACGGCGCTTTGTCGCGGCTGAAAAAAGACATTTCATCCATCGAGACGAACGGCACAAAGGGGGCGGCGGAGATTGCCAGCATCAGCAAAGGATGGTCATGGCTCATGCAATACCGGGCATTCAAAGCACTATCGTTCCGCGTCTCGCCGATTGCGAAGCAGACAGCGGCGGCATTGAATCCGCTACTTGCTGACGTGCCAGCCCACAACTACGCAGCAGGACTTTCCCGCGCCTTCACTAGTCCGCAGGAGTTCGCTGCCGATGTGGCGGCAATGTGGAAATCCGACGTGGTGCAACGGCGCATTGACGGCGGATTTAGCGCGGAGGCGAGGATTGCACAGCAAGGCGCTTCGATGACCGGCTCGCAAGCCATCGTGTTCATGCAAGCCGGGATGCTGCCGATGGCTCACGTTGACGCAGGATGGACGGCAATGGGCGCGGCTGTGGCGTTCGATTACTACAAGCGCAGCTATCTATCCCAGAACGCAGGAGCCACGGTGGAGATGGCCGACACCCACGCCACCGCCAGACTTGAGCGGATGATGGCAACCAGTGCGCAACCTGCCGACATCGTGAACCGTTCGCTGATCGAGCGTTCTGGGAACATCTTCGCCCGATCAATGTCCATGTTTGTCTCTGAACAGCGCAAGGCGCTCGCCATCGAAGCCCTCGCTATTCGCAAGTTGGCAACGGGCAAGTCGAAAAACAAGGCGATGGATGTGCAGAGAATCCTCGTCGCCCACTTCGTCCAGTCGGCAATTACTCAGTGCGTCGCCATGTTCCTAGCTTCCACGCTTGGAGACGATGAAGACGAGGATCGTGAATGGTCCGTGAAGCAGTGGGCGCTATCACTTTCACTCGGCCCCATCTCTGGATTGTTCCTTGTGGGACGCGGCATCGAATCCATTGCTCGGAGAATGCTCGGCCTGCGCATCTTCCCAAACAATGACCTAGCGGGCAAAGCTGCCGACGATCTCATCCGAGGGACGAAAAGCATGGATGAGCTTTTCAATCCCGACGATGCCGAGGATGTGATGACCTCGCTTGATGCGCTTTCCGCTGCCGCTGGCTCCGTTGGCTCTGGACTGTTTGGTCCCGCCGCTGGCGCTGTGGACGTGTCAGCGAACCTCGTCCGCGAAGGAATCAAGATCACGAAAGCTATGGCGGAGGAGGATTAGCCGAGCGCCAACTCACGATGCGGCTGAACGCTTCCCGCCAGCCACTCACCCAAAGCGCGGGCTTGCCTGCCGTTTTCAGTGCCTTGCATCCATCCAGTGCCGTCCACCGATTCGACTCTCCATCGTTCGCAGATGTGGAGCCTTTCGACTTCGTTGACGCGCCCGACATGCACGCGGGCACCTGTGCGCGCCCACATCGGTAGCGAGCGCCATTTCCATTCCGTTGTGCCGCCGACGAAGATCACTTCTGCATTTGCTGGGATGTCGGCAGGCGTCATTCCATCTTGGACGGCGATGGCGAGCGGCCAGCCGTAGCGAGCTGCGACGGGCGCATATTGCTCCCACTTCGCCAGAGTGGCCTCACGATCTGCCACCACGTCAGGCACGAGCACCCATTTAGGCGTCAGTCCCCGCGCTCTCACGTTGCCGAGCATTGCCAGCCATGCCGCTTCGTCCCACGGCCTGCCCGTTGTCCAGCTCGCAAAGGCGTCGTTATCGAGTGCGAACGGCATCCACGGGCGGAGCTTTGTTTTCTTCATCGCAGACGGCCCCACAAGCCAGCCAATGCGGCCATCGTATCGGCCTGCCCAAAAGTGAACGATGGCGCTGCTGTTATTCGACGGCATCACCATCAGTTTCCGCTTCACGTCGCGTGCCATGATTTGCGCCCAATGTAAGCCTTTCATAATCAGCAATGCGGAAGCTCCGAGAATTCGCAGCCGAGTTGGTGGCAGTGGGCGGGCTTAACCCTCGCCCACAAAAGGCTGACGAATCGCGGCTTTTGTTCGGGCGGAATCGTGTTTGCCGCGACAAATCCGAGGATGACGCTTGGCATATTGGCCGCGACTAAATCATCGGGCTTGCGCGGCGCGTAGTCGTCTTGGTCGATGGTCATGGCTTGTCGGTGGATGGGCGTTCAACTCTGGCGACTTCAATGATCTCGACTCTCTCAAGCTTGATGATTTCAAACGGCCCGTGAATGGGGCCGAGGAGTTCTGGAATTCGCGGCATAAGCTGGTCTATGGCTGCTTTATTGTGCTCCGAGTCGGGGAGTTGAATGACGATACGATGGAAGATCATGGCAGGAAGGGCTTGAGTTTGGCGAGGACTCCTTCGCATTTAAGGTCAATTTCAATTCCACACTCATAGTTGCGAAGAATATTCAAGGCGAATTTATGCGCCTCCACAATCGCCGCCCGCATCGCCTCGTTTTCTTCCTCAAGCCTATCAATTTCCGTGTAGGCGACCGCTTCCGCGAATGAGGACGACAAGGCAACTTGAATATCTGTTTGATCTTCGTTGGCTTTATCAGCCACATCTACCAGTCGGGAGACTCGCGCCAGTTTCGTCCGCATGGCTTCAATCTCCGCCGCTGGGTCTTGCATTCCGGCGGTTGCGTTGACGCTGGCTTGCTGATGTTCGAGTGATGGGATGTTTTTCATGGGCGCTTCGGTGAAAGTTGAGCGATCGCGATTGTGGTCATGACGGCCTCAAGCGGAGATGACCCGCCTCCGGTGAAATACTCCTTCTTTTTCTCCGACCTCATCTGAGCGAAGTAAATCTCACCATCAAAAATCACCAACTCAAGCCAGAGCGTATCTTCATGAAACTCTGTCCAGCTTTCCAAGAAAAGCTTGATCGCCGCCGAGGACACTTCGGCAAAGTTGCGCGCGATGAAGGCATACGACCTTCCCAGCAATTGGTCGCTTATGCTCTGGAATCCGTGACTGAGTTGCTTTGTTAGCTGAACTGCCGGATCGTCATCAGGTTGAATGTCCAGCGTGCGGCACATTGTGCAGTCACATTGAACCGGCTTCGTGACTTCTTGGGGCGTTTTCTTTTTCAGTGCTTTTTTGGGTGTCTTCATTGGTTTGTTTGCTGTGGGTTAAACCTCTCTCAGGCAAAGAACCCCCGACCCCTTTTTTGCAAAGGAGCACGAGGGCGAACTCCGGCACTTGTTTTGCTCGCTGCCGGACTTGCGCCCCTGACGAGTCCCCCGTGTTTTCCGCTACGGGGAGCACTGGCTTCTCACGGCCTGCATGTCCAGCGGTGCTAGCGTCTCCGCTTCGCTGGCCTCTTTTGCTGAGTAGGCCGAGAATCAGGACACGAAAAAGCCCGGACTGAGGGTGGGGTTCAGTTCCGGGCTTATGCTTCGAGCTGTTCTGAATTGCTTCAGTCCCACCCGAAGCGGGCTCTTGCGAGCCGCCCGACTCTCTCACCTCTCCGAGATTCGTCAATTTTATTTTGTTGCGATTTTCGGCTTGGCAATGATATATGATCATCATGGCCGCTTCCCTCTTACGTTCCATTACCGCAACCGCGTCTTACGTCGCTCTCGAAGATGTTCGATGCAGCGCCGTGACCATCCTCAACAAGACCGGCGCGACTCTCTCTGTTGAGATGACGAACGACTCTGGCAGCGGCAAAGAGATCGTTCTCGCGGACGGCCTTTCTGTTGTCATCCAAGTCGTCGGCAACGCGAAGGAAGTCCGCATTAAATCCGCGTCCGGCACAACCGGCGTTTACCTCGTCATTGACTCATGAGCTTTAACCTACGCAACGCACTATCAAACGCATTCGTCGGGGGCGGCGGTGGTGGGGCAACGCTGGCCGCGAACACCTTCACGGGCGCGCAGGCCATTAGCGCCAATGGGGCAGCGTCCACGCCTCCGCTCTCACTTACTGGCACGATCTTCACTGGTGGCACAGCGACGACCACGAAGCCGCAACTCCTCATTGAGCCATCCGGCACAACAAGCACAGGATGGAGCACGGGGGGCACGGGGCTAGGTGTTAATCTCCCAGCTTTCGCAGCCTTCACAAATTCGGCGTCTCTTGCCTCGACCACGATGCTCGCAGATTGGCAAGAGGCGGGCGTGCGCCAATTAGCCGTCACTCAATCAACTTTCGGCGGCATTTCAAACGCCCCCACACTGCTTGGAGGTGGTGGAAACTTCCCCGTCTGTCTATCGTTGGTTGGTGGTAATGGGCTTGCCTACTTTCGTCGTATTGACGATGGCTGGCTAATGGCTACAGGCTCAGGATTTATGGCAGTGCCATCAGGTGCAAGGATTGGGTTTTCCGACCAAGCCACTGGTTCCAATGTTCCGACTAGCACAGGTTCGGTTGATGCCTTCTTTGCCCGCTCTGCCGCCGCTAGTATCCAGATGGGGGCCAACCACGCCACTACGGCCACAAACCAGACCTTCAAAGCCCACGATGTCACAACAGGCGCTGGCGCTGACTTGATCCTCGAAGGCGGTGCGGGATCAGCAAACGACGGCTACGTTAAAATTGGCACTGCAAAAGGCGGCTTGGCTTTTTTTGGTGCTGCTGGGTCTCCCCTTATTTCGGGAAGCACCAACACAAATATATCATCCGGCGGCGCGGGTAGCGCACTGCTTGACGACACCCAGTCGGACGGTGGACTCGCTGGCGGCGCTTACACCTTCGGGGGATTGGTGGCAGCCCTCAAAAGCTACGGAATCATCGGATAAACATCACACATAACATGAACACCACACTCCCACCTCTCGACGCCGAACAAACTGTGGCCCTCACGCAACTTGCGTCCAAGCTTGACACACCTGAACTGTGGGCGTCCACGGTTCTTATCGGGCTGATCAACGAGCAAGTCCTCCGCAACATCAACGCCAAGGGCGCGCAACTTCTCGAAGCAGCCAAACAACTGCCGAAGGAAAAGCGTCTTGATTTCACCACCCAGGCTGATACCCTACTCCAAACCATCGCTCAGCAAGCATGAAACCCGACGACATCAAAGCCATCCTCGCCATTGTCGACCACGCGGCATCCCAAGCCGTGCGCAACGACACAATCGGCTTTCAGCTCGCCAAGGCCGAGATTGAGCGCAGGCTTCAGTCACACGTCACCCCACCGCCCGCTGCAACAAACCAAGATGTCACAGCATGAGCTGTAAAAGACTCATTCGATACCGCATTGAAAACATGACTCCGGTTCAGGAGGAGTGCGTCAAGTGGGCGGTGCATGAGTGGCGTAAAGATTTAAAAGGAGCGATTGAGTTCACCGAGGACTACCGGGCTGACTGGCAGTTCAGCTTTTCACAACACCCGAACTTCCCGGACAAGATCGCCCGGTGCGACCATATCTCCGACACTGTGAAAGGCATCACCTTCGATCCTCGCGAACGCTGGGCTACAAACTGGTTCTGGCGTGCGCTTGGACGCTCCTGTTTGAGGACTTATACCCTCCACGAAATTGGTCACGCCCTCGGACTGCGGCACTCCAAAGACCCGAACAGCATCATGTTCTCGAAGCCCCGCCGACCCGTCATCGACCTCACCAGCCAAGACTCCGTCCTCAAACTACTCGCATGAACCCAGCGCACCACGCCTACGAGACCATCTCCTTACTCGCCGCCGCAATAGCCACCTCAGGAGCTGCCGCCGCGATAGCCCATCCATCCGGCGAACTCCTAACCTCAGCAGTTCTCTGGTCCCTCCTCCCGCTCATCGGTGCAATCCTGATCTCATGCATGTCTTTCCTGCTTGGTTCAGTTGACGAACCAAGGAAACGAGTCTTTGGTAGAGCCTTGGGTGCTATTTTGTTTGGTGTTGCGGGTCCGAGGTTTTTGTTGTATTATAAGCCGGACTTAGCGAACATGGTGGACGATCCGATCTTGATGATCGCGGCTGGTGCAGGTTTTGGTTTAGTTGGTTACGCGGTGATTGCTACGGTGATTAACTGGGTGATGATTAAAGCTCCGGGGAAGTTGGAAAACAAGTTGAACAATCTCATTTATGAAAACTCAAATAACGATGTTGACGATAATCGTCATGCTAAGTAGCTGCGCGGGGACTTCGGTCACTGTGCCGTATAAAGGTGTTGATTACACGCTTTCGATGAAGACGTCTGGAAAGGGTGTGGTTGACACAGATCCGAACGACGTAACAGTGGTTACGCCTCCTGACGCTTCACCCTCGTTCACCGAGGTGATTCTGAAAACTCTTACTGATGTGTTCAAATGACTACAGGACTTAAACTTTACAACCACGCGCTGGAAGACTTTGGGCTTTCTGAGATTTCAGGGCCTGGGTCAAATGCTCGTATCAAGAAAGCTATCACTTTGGCTGCTGACTGGCTGAACAAAGACGATAGCAAAACCGCTTGGTGCGGTTGTATGATGGGCTTGTGGTTCACGGAGCTAGGGCTTAAACCTGTTAAAGAGTTTTACCGAGCTAACAATTGGAAGACCGTTGGTAAGAAAGTCTTGCTGTCTGAAGCCAAACAAGGTGACATTGTTATCATGGACCGTGAAGGAGGTAAACATGTGGCGTTGTTTAGTAAACTTGACAAAGGTTTGGTTTATCTCCTGGGTGGTAACCAGCGCAATCAGGTTAATGTATCGGCTTTTAACCAAGGGTTTGTAGAAGAAGTCAGACGCATTGACTAAAATGGAAACACCACTTGACATAGCCCAGCTCGCTAAACTGCGCAGGTTAAAAGCCTTGCGCCGTGAGTCAGGGCTATGTGGTTATGAGCCACACAGAAAACAAGAGCTGTTTCATTCGGCCGCCTGGGCTGATTTCCGGTATCTTCGCACAGGTAACCGCTTTGGTAAATCTACCGCAGGTGCTTGTGAAGATGTGGCTTTTGCCTTAGGTGAACGTTTGTGGATTCCGCAAGGTGATGCACGCCGTCGTCTGGGCATCCCGCAACGTAGCACCAAAGGGCTTATCATCGTGGCCGATTGGGATAAAGCACGAGAGATTTATACTTCGATGGAAGAAGGTGAGTCTCAAGGTAAGATCTTCCAGTTTCTTCCGAAGTCGGCGTTTCATGATATACACAAGAACCAAGCAGGCGAGATCGACTGTATTATGGTTAAGTCTATGTGGGGTGGGATTTCTCATATCTACATCGACACTGTTCGGTCATTCATGGGGAATCCGATGGGCCAGGAGTCCAGCCACTGGGATTGGATTCACGTTGACGAACCTTGTCCTAAGAACATGTGGGTGGCGAACAGTCGTGGTTTGATCGACAACGATGGTAAAGCCTGGTTCACTTGCACTCCCATTGCCGAACAGTGGATCAATGAACTTTTCATTCCACGTTCTCGCCTTAAAGAAACCTTTGAAGATGGTCATGCCTTTAACAAAGACGAGCTGAAAACCTGGGTGCTCACAGGCTCTACGCACGACAACACGTCGTTAACCCAGACCTCCATCCGTAAGTTCGAAGCACAGTTGACGGATGCTGAAAAAGCCTCTCGTATCGACGGCCGGCCGTTTGGTATGCAAGGTGTAGTCTATTCCATGTTCGAACGCGACCGTCATGTGTATGAAGAACTACCTTACGGTTGGGAAGACTTTGACAAACCGCCGCTTGATTACACCATCCGAGTCGCTTGTGACCCGCATCCGAAGACCCCACACGCGGTTCTTTTTGCTGCCACAGCGCCAACTGGACAAACGTTCTTTTACACAGAATACTTCCAGCACGTTATGATCGACGACCTAGTCGACATCATAATTCAGAAACTAGAAAACCGTAACCCTTTCGTCGTTCTCCTCGACCGCATTGCTTTTAATCAAGACCCCATCACCGGGGCCACCTGGGCCGACTCCTTCTACCGCAAAGGCGTCATGGCTGTGCCAGCGTCTAAAGAACTAACCCACGGTATCGTAGCAGTCCAAAACGCCCTGTCCCGCAAAGAAGGTGAAACCCTTCACTTCTGTTCCTCCCTGTCCGAAACTCTCTACGAATTCGACTCTTACATCTGGGACCCCAAACGCGAGAACAAACCCAAGGACGCTAACGACCACATGATGGAGTGTTTATACCGTCTTGTCCTTAATGGCCTATCCTGGGTCGCCCCTGAAAAGTCCGACTCCTTCCGCGCTGGACCACTTCCAATCACCGGCGAACTAACCTTTGAAACCTCTGACCAGCGCCACTGGTTTGAAAAAGAAGCTGCATAACTTATGGAATCACAACCTTATCATTTAAATAGTCCGAAATACGAAGGTGTAAACTTGGGCGCAAATGCCTTCACTCCACGGGTCGTCTACCAAGAAAGCCGTGAAGGTCAAGCAAACCCAGCTGATATTTTGCTAGCTATTAACCGCATGATGGGATTGGCACCTGCGCGTTCCGCATACGTAGTAGGGCAAGACGACAACATCGTTAATAACATGCGGCGTGGTTCTGGCATGACTCCGATAGCTCCTATCATACCTTCTGATCAAGCAGCACTAGAAGCTAGGGAAATTTACAACAGATCTGGTGCTGGAGAAGCTACATCGCAAGAACAACAGATGGCTTTAGTTCAGGCACTCATGCAAAAACTAGGTATTTTCTAATATGCCCAAAGACCTTCCAACACGGCTCAAAGAAAAAGAGCAAGACGAACTCCTTGCCGATCTCCTAGCCGACTGCACGCGTGATCTCAAACGCTCCCGCACCACCATGTCGAAATACTACGACGATTGGGACTATGCACTAGAAACCTACCAGCAAATTCGCTATGACGACTCCGCCGACATCAAGTCCCGCAAGAAGCGCGAACCCGCAAAACAAACCATCCCACTGTCCTACGCCCAAGTAAACACGTTCGTAACCTACCTCACCCTCCTCTACACCCAAAACCAGCGCTTCTTCGAATACCAACCAACCGGCACTGAAGACTTCGCCATCCGTGAAGAATGCGAAAAAATCATCGAACGTGAAGTCCGCAATGGATTCGCCACACCGGTCCTTGTCCAATTCCTCCTTGACATCGCCCGCTTTAACCTCGGCGTTCTTAAACCCTCCTGGCAAGTTCGCACCACAACCATCACCCCCACCGACACCGCGCTTTCCTTCGCCACACTCTTTTCCGACACCGCTGGACTCCAGTTGGTTCAACAGGCTAATGAAGATATTGAGGTGATTGTTAAGGAAGGCACGGTGGTGGATAATGTAAGCCCGTTTAACTTCTTTCCTGATACACGGTTGCCAATGAAACGTTGGCATGAAGGATCGTTTGCGGCGGATGAGACTGTGCATCATGTGAGGGAGGTGAAGCGGATGGAAGGTGTAGTTGGTGCGGAACATCTGAATGCGTTTGATAATAAAGCCTGGACCGACAGGGGCGCTACACGGCTTGAAGGTTTAGATCCTAAGTCGTCAAAAGATGAGAATGATTTCATGGTCGTTGTGACGGAGATGCAACGGTGGTTGATTCCAAGTGAATATGGACTGTCGAGTTCTAAGGAAGATGAACTTTGGCTGGTGCGTATTGGTAACGATCAGAGGATTCTTTCGGCAGAAAAACTCGAAGACGCTAATATGGGCTTTACGTATAAGTTAGCTCAGATGGCACCAGATCACCATGCGAAGCTTTCTGATTCGTTGTCGTCTCTCATTGATAGGCTTCAGGAAACTGTAACGTGGTTGATGAACACGAGGATTGAAGCTGTTAAGAATAACATTGAGAAACAGCTGGTTGTTCACAGTCAGTATGTGGAGCTGGAGGATTTGCAAACCCGCAGTCCGTTCATTCGTATGAAGAAGAACACCCCGTTGATGGGTGGGCTGAGTAACTTTA